GAAAAGAGGATAAAGGCACGAAGGTTTTTCGTGGGGTCACAGAGCGAAAGCAGGCCGTTTAACAAACCATGGCTCTAACCAACTCAGAACTGGGTTTGGCGCTTGGCGTCACCGCGCAACGCATCTCAGTCCTTCGACGCGAGGGTATGCCGACCGACAGCATCGACGCGGCTCGGGCGTGGCGGGAAGCCCGGGCGAACGTGCAACGGGCCGCGGCACCGAAGGCCGCACCGGCGCAGCTCGACGACGGCTCCCTGGCTGACACGATCAGCGAACATCGGACCTTGGTCAGTCGGGCGCGTGGCGTCTGGCAGGCCGCGATGGAAGGGGGCGACCCCAACCAGGGGAAGTATCAGTCGAGTTATAACGCCTCGCTCAAAACCCTCGTCGCCCTCGAGGAAGAGCAGGAGCGTAGGCTCATCCTCACTAAGGACTTCATCTCGGCGAAGGAGGCCACCGAGGCCATGCGCGACATGACCGCCAGCATCGTCAACCGCCTCGACAAACTCGCCCTCGATGTTGCAGAGGGATGTAACCCCGAAAACCCGGCGAAGGCGGTGAAAGTTCTGGAGGCTTGGGTGCGCCGCGTGAAGGCAGACCTATCGACCCATGACGAAGCGTAAGCCCAAGCCCAGGCGTAAGCCGATGCCGAAGCCGTCGCGTCCGTTCAAGCGAAAGCCGAAGAAGTGGTCGGAGTTGTCCGACGAGCTGTATCGTCTGCTCAAGGAGGCAGGCCTGTATGAATAAGTCCGACCTACTCCGCGTAGGCCGTGACGTGCTGCGTCCGTCCGACTCGGGTGACGTCGTCGAGTGGCTCGAGTCCAACGTGCACGCCATCCCCGACTCACCGATGCCCGGGCCGTTCCGCTCCGAGCGCACGCCGTGGGTCGCTGAGGCCCTACGCATCGCCGCTGATCCCGAGACCAAACTTCTCACCGTCCTTGCCAGCATCCAATCGGGCAAGTCGCTCTTTGCCCGCCTGCTCACCTGTCACATTATCGCTAACGCTCCTGGGCCGACGATGGTGCTTCAGGCCACGGACCCCGAGGCCAAGGACTTCGCCCTGCGTTACCTCCGCCCGGTCTGGAACAATTGCCCGCCCGTGAAGGCGCGCCTTTCGGGCGACGACCTCGACCGCTCGACGACGGCGGACTTCGACCGCATGACGCTCTACTGCCGCGGCATCTGGAACGAGGCGAACCTTCAGCGCCTGTCCCTGCGTTACACCATCGCAGACGAGTGCTGGATGGCACCGCCCGGACACTTGGCGGAACTGAGCGCGCGCGTGACGGCGTTCGGCTGGATGGGCAAACGCATCTTCCTATCCCAGGGCGGACGGGCCGGGCAGGAGTTCCATCAGCTGCACGAGACGACCGATCAGCGTGACTGGAACATGAGGTGTGTGAAATGCGACCATCTCCAGCCGTGGGTATGGGAACAGGTCAGGCTGCCGCTCGACGCGAAAGCCACCGGCACGTGGGACTTGCACAAGGTCAGCGTCGGCACGACCTACGAGTGCGCGGCCTGCCGGACGCTCCTGCCTGACACGAACGCCAGCCGACTTGAGGCCAACGCCAGGGGAACCTTTGTAGCCACATCGGCCGCCGCCAATTCCGGGCACATTGGCCTGCATTGGAACAGCCTTGCGACGATGAGCTGGGGCGAGCTGGGCGTCCTGATGCTCAAGGCCAAGGAGGCTAACGACCAATACGGAGACGAAGAGCCGCGGCGCATCTTCAAGCAGAAGCGTCTGGCCATGCCCTGGAGCGAAGAAGGCGGAGAGATGGTGGCGCTGGCGGAGGCCGCCAACTACAAGATGGCCGACCCTTGGGACGCCGAGGCCGCGATCACCCCGAAGGCCCGCGTCGTCGAGCAGAAGGACGCCGTGCCCGGTAGCATCCCTTTCCGCACGATGGGGGTCGACGTCCAGCGTGGCCACTTCTGGGTGACGGTCCGCCGATGGGCCAAGACCGGGCATAGCCGCCTGATGGCCTTCGCCCGCATCGACTCATGGGGCAACGTGGAAGCCTTCGCCAAGCAGCACGGCGTGCATCAGGCCATGGTGCTCGTCGACTCTGGCGACAATACTACCGAGGTCTACCGCGAGACGGCCAAGCGCAACTGGAAGACGGCCAAGGGCTCAGGCTCCGACGACTTCGCCGTGACCGACAAGTCTGGCAACACGACCCGCCGCTTCTACTCCGAGAAGCAGTCCATAGTCGTCCCTGGCATCCCGCAGCGCGCGATCCTTATCGTCCACAGTGCGACCGCAGGCAAAGACCTCCTGCATGGCTTGCGGGCTCGCCGCGTATGGTCCTATGCCCTCGACGCCACCCCCGAGTATGTCGAGCAGCTGTCAGCCGAAGTCCGCATCAAGGACAAGCGGACCGGCAAACCCATGTGGATACTTCCCCAGGGCAAGAAGGATAACCATGCTCTCGATTGCGAAATCCTCGCCCTGCTGGCCGCTGTCCGCTGGGGCATCGCTGGGCGGGAAACTGCCGAAACCGACTTGCAACCGTCATGACCCTTGGCACGCTATCAGCAAGGGTGCGTCGTTTAGTGTCGTGGGAGGAAGAGACTCATGGCGTGGGCTGGGCGGCGCACCCCCTCTCGGGCTTCCATTCTCGGCAAGTTTAAATGGCCTCTGGACTCTTTATCGGACTTACGGAGTGCGAACTCCTAGACATCAAAGCCAAGGCGGTCTCCATGATCACCGAAGGCAAGACCCTGATGTCCTACTCCGACTCCGGCTCGTCCGCGTCTAAGCAGTTCGCCATGCCCCCGAAGGAGATGCTCGCCGAGGCCATGTTCGCCCTAAGCCGCCTCGACCCTTCGACCTACGGCGCTCGTCGCACGGTCATCTCGACCGACTGGCAGAACCGTCAGGACTAACTTTCCATGGCCATCCGCAAGAAGATTAAGACCGTCAGCCTGCGTCCCAAGCCGGTGACGCCTGCCCCGACCGCCCCGCAGCCGCATGCTTCCTACGGCGACTGGCAGTCCATCGGCGTGACGCGTGCCCGCCGTGCGGCCTACGGCGCCGAACCGCGTGACCTCCGCCGTGACCTGACCCCTTACGACCGCCTGACGATGGTACGCAAGTGCCGCTGGGCCGAGCGTAACTCCGGGCTGTTCAAGCAAATCCTTGCGGACATCTGCCTCTACACCGTCGGCGACGGCATCAAGCCGCAGAGCCACGCGTCGACCCCTGAGATGCAGGAACGCTACGAGGCTTACTTCGCCGAGAAGGCCAAGCGCATCGACATCACGAACCGCTTCTCGTTCTATCAGGCTCAGTCCATCCTTCTCCGCGGCATGATCCGCGACGGTGATTCCTTCGCCGCTAAGGTGCGTAACGGCGCCGGTGAAGCCAAACTCCAGCTGATGGAAGCCCACCGCGTCGGCGACCCTCTCGAAGGCAAGGTGCCCGAGGGTATGCACGACGGCATCCAGTTCGGTCCGTATGGCGAATACATCGCCGTGAACATCTACCGCTCCGACGGCTCATCCCGCCAGATCCTCGCTCAGTCGATGATGATGGTGGTCGACCAGGAGTACGCCTCCGGCGCCCGCGGCGTGCCCCTGCTCCAGCACTCCATCAACTCCATCCAGGATGAGATGGAGATACTCGCCCTAGAACGGCAGGCCGTTAAGGATAATGGCGACGTCGTCAGGGTCATCCGCCGCGCCGGCGGCATCATTGACAGCGACATGGCCAACGAACTCGGCGCAACGAATGCCGGCTCGTACTCCAACCTCGCCAACACGATGGGCGGCAAACTCATCGCCCTTGAGCCCGGGGAGGACATGACGTCCTTCCAGAGCAACCGCCCGAACGCCACCTTCACCGGCTTCCTTGCGGCGCTGGAACGCGACATCTCGCAGGGCGTCCTGCCTTACGAGTTCGTCGGCGATTCCTCCAAGCTCGGCGGCGCCACCGTTCGCCTCATCACCGCCAAGGCTGGCCGCGTCTTCTCGAAGTATCAGACCATCATGATCGAGAACTTCTGCGTTCCGACGTGGGGTTACATCATCGGCCAAGGCATCGCCGCCGGCGAACTGCCCGACGACCCGGACTGGAACCGCGTCTCTTGGACGACCCCGAAGAGCGTCACCGTGGACGCTGGCCGCGAAGCCGCGAATGACCGGGCCGACGTCGAGATGGGCCTGCTGTCCATGTCTGAGCTCTACGCCCAGCGCGGTCTAGACTTCCGCACCGAGATGGCCAAGCGGGCTTCCGACATGGTCCACATCAAGGACTTGGCCGAGCAATACGGCATCCCGTTTGAACTGCTGTTCCGTCCGTCCAACACCCCGGTCGGCACTATCAGCGGAGACGTCGAGGAAGGCCCCGAGTCCGAGGACGAACCTGCCTCGATGGAAGAGCCCGAATCCGAAGACCAACCTATCTCCTAACTTTATGCGTTTCCTTACCAACGGACTGTCGGGCCGCGAGCCCCTCCTCATCGACCCGACCAAGGCCAAGGACCACGCGGTCCTCGCCGAGAAGTTCGGCTTCACCGATATGCTCGCGCAGCTCTTCGGCGTGGCCCCCAAGCCCTACGTCGTCGACGGCATCGGCATCATCCCGGTCGTGGGCGTGATCGGCAAGGGCCTGTCTCCTCTCGAAAAGATGATGGGCGCCGTGGACATCAACGACCTGTCTGATCAGGTCGACGCAATGGCAGCCGACCCTGCGGTCGAGAAGATTGCCTTCCAAGTCTCTTCGCCTGGCGGCACGGTCACCGGCGTCGAGGAACTGGCCAACAAGATTCGCAACCTCGGAAAGCCCACGATGGCCTATACCGATAGCGAGATGGCATCGGCCGCATACTGGATTTCCTCGGCTAGCGATAAAGTGACCGCATCGCCCTCAAGTTCCGTAGGTTCCGTAGGCGTCTACATGGCCATCCCTGACTACTCAGAAGCCGCCAAGATGGCTGGTATCAAGATGGTCGTCATCAAGTCCGGCAAGTTCAAGGGTGCTGGCATCGAAGGCACGTCCCTCGACGAAGGCCAGATGAGCAACCTTCAGGATGGCGTCGACACGATCCACGCCGAGTTCAAGGAAGCCGTGAACATGAAGCGCAAGATGGTAAAGGCCGAGGCCATGGAAGGCCAGACGTTCTCCGGCAAGCAGGCCGCCGCCCAGGGCTTGGTCACTGGCTTGGCCGACTCTTTCAACGACGCCCTGCGTTCGTTCTAATTCCATTCCCAGCAAACATAAGATGACCATCGAAGAACAGCTGCTCGCCGCCACCGCCGCCGTCTCGGGCCTCACCGCCGAGCGCGACGACCTCCGCACCACTGTCGAGAAGATGACGGTCGGCGTCTCTGCCGAACTCGAAAGCCTCAAGGTCGAAGCCGCGTCCAAGGACGCCAAGCTCGCCGAACTGACCGCCGCCCTCGAAGTCGCCGTCAAGGAGTCCGAATCCTTCAAGGCCCTCGTCGCCGAGCACGAAGCCAGCAAGGTCAGCGCCTCCAAGGAAGCCGCCAAGATCGTGGCCTCCGTCGGCGTCTCCCCGGTCGAACTCAGCCCCGCGGATGGCAAGCCCACCGCCGAAGCCGTCGACCACCTCGCGACCTTCATGTCCCTGCCGGTCGGCTCCAAGGAGCGCAACGAATACTTCGCCGCTCATAAGCACGCCATCATCAAGGCGGCTATCTAATTTCCCTCAACCCTCACCCAATCATAACACATCATGGCTAACTCCATCGTCGCCGCTCCCAGCATCCTCGCTGAAAGCGTCATCGCTTCCCTCAAGGGCAAGCTCCCGGCCCTCCGCGCCTTCTCGTCCGTCTTCACCGCTGCCGAATCCGGCGCCGGCAAGACGGTCCAGGTTCCGCTGATCGGCACCTCCACCGCCACCGAGTTCTCGACCGGCGGCTACCTCACCCAGGACGACGCGACGATCACCGCCGCCAACGTCACCCTCAAGCACTTCAAGGTGTCGAGCCGCTTCTCGCCCCTCGACGTCAAGATGTATGGCGCCCAGTTCCTCTCGAACGCCTTCGTCCCGACCGCCGCCAACGCCCTCGCTGAAAAGTGCCTGGCTGAAATCGGCGCGCTCATCACGA